CCCGAATCGTTATATATCTATTACAGATCAAATGTAACAGTAACGTACTTAGTACGTCAGTATAACCGCTCCACGTGCGGTTGTACGGATATAGGTTTCCTTATCCCAGATTTCCTCGTCATGTGGGAATCCGTCCGTGAACTCGTTGTAGTCCACGTGTAACATCGCTCCTGGATCTTCGATCAGCGGTGTTTCCTCCGAGATTTTCTCGAAGGCCCTCCCTATCATGTATAGGGCGGGGTCCACACAGATTACCCTGTGTGGGACTAGTGCGTTCCACGCGTCTAGTTTATTCCTGATTTGCAGGGATAACCGTTGGTCTCGTGTGACGATTCCAACTTCAGTTTTATCGGCCCAGTCCCGCGGGAGTGTGCTCAAGATATAACTGTCAGACTCCATAAAGAGATTGAGTCTGTTCACTACCCTGAGTGGTAGTGGTTTCCCCTCTCTTATGAGGGCGATAAGGTCTGGCAGGGACTCAGTGAGCAAGTCACTGTTGTCTCTCAGCCAGTCTTCGAAGTATCCCTTCATGGATATCTTCTCTGGAACGTACTCGCTCCAGTCGAATCCCAGGTTCATGGGATTAAGCCTTGGGATTTTGGTCTTGTCGACCCAGTAACCCCAGTCATCCTGGAACTTGAATCCAGGATTGGACCACGTACTCATGAACAGTTCGTAGTCTATGGTAGGATCTTCGGTCCTACCATCCGAGAATCTCCGTTCTATGGAGAATACCGGTTCTGGGGGGGTTTTTCCCTCCAGTAGCGCCTTGTAATAAAGGCCCTTTGCAATCTCGAAGAAGATAGATTGCGGGTCACTGAAGAGCTGAATCTTCAGTGACCTCATGAGCAGCTTTTGCTGCGCATCACGTGGTACTATCACCGCCTCGGGCGGTAGTAGCGCACGCATACCTTCGATTTTTGGAAGGTATAGGTGGTGTTTATGTACCACCTTATCCGTCCGGTTCGATCGGACGAATTTGTACCCAAACCTGTTGTTTAGTAGGGCACTTAACCGGTATTTTGTTTCCCGGGGATTACGCGACTTGTTGTCTATAACGCGTAACATGTGCTTCCCGTCTATTGGGAAGGCACCATCACCACCTATCTCTAGTGGTGTATACGGACTTATACAGTCCGGTTCCTGTGGCACTAGGATGTGCTGTAGGAGAGACGCTTGGTCAAAAAAGCGGCTCGCGGATGCATTCGTCGAATGCACCCACCTAGTCTCCTTTCCGAGGAGACTGAACCTACCAATGTTTGACATTGAGTAGGCGTCTACCTCACTAGGTTGAGGTAGTAACAGTCTGATTCTTGGGTAATCCAAGTAATCAAGCTGTAATCCCCGGCGCATGCGTACGTGGGGGACGTCTAGTACCGATTGTGGTACTAGACAGCCTTCTTCACAATAGAAGGCCATCCGTTTAGACACGTACGTGTCTAACTCGGAAACCTTGAAGATCTCTCCAAGGGTATCCAAGTGCTTATGCAACTTGGATTCATCGCTGTCTAAAGCGATTTCGTCATCGCCTACCAGGGTGTACACCCTGAGGCCTGACCGCTCACAACAATACTGGTGAGCGAGAGTGAGGATGACCTTGGTCATCATATCACCCATCATCCAGCCACGCTGCATGATTACCAACTTGTAACAGTTGGCTCCTGTGGGTACAAACGCGAAGCGTTTACCACAGTACTTACTCTTCGCAAGGAGAGCAAGGCCCAGAGGGAACTCTGGGTTTTCAGCCCTTTCTATAAGGCTGTTCCAGATTTGGCGTGCAACGTCTCTGTTGCCCCAATCTGTTGCTTCCGACAGGTCTGTCGAAAGCGCGTAGACGTGTCCGTCTATCAGCTCACCCCACTCTTTACCTTGTGGGTTGAGTACATCTGTGAGAAATCTCCACAGATGTCGGTCTGCCTTTAAGCCAGACTTTACCTGCTTAGCTGTAAGGCTAGGCTGGAAGATGTGGGCGAAAACCCCCATTAGCACCTGGTATGAATAAGGTGCGACCGTGATGGTCCGGGCCTTTGACGGCTCGGACACACCATGGAGACGTACACATGACGTGTACGTCGGATTGTGCAATATGTTATATATTGCCCAATGTACAAGGTCTTGTGCAGACCTTATAGGCCTAGGTTCTACTACCCTAGGCTCAAGGGTACGAAAATCGTACTCTGCCCTCACACACTTATGTCGTGCAAGGTGGCTAATAAAGGCGGTTTTACCGCCTTTAGCACGGGTGCTCTCCAAGCACGCCGTGGTCCCGCCGCTAACCTTAGCTTCGAGACCGTTGACCCTTTTACAAGGCTCAGTTATCTTGCCAAGAACGGCAGGATCCAGTTTCACGGAGATTCCAGGCTCCGAAACTGTTGCTACAAATTTATCGTAGCTAAGCTCGATCATTTTATGATCGGCCATACCTGTGGCCCTGGTCTGACACCAGAGCAACACAAATCGACCTATGTCACTAGGTCCCTCAACCGCGAAGCGGCTGAGTGCCGAGCGTGCAGCTCGGAGGTACGGGTTCATGAAACCCGGACACTCCACGTGATCGAGATCACCGTGGAGGGCGAATGATTTCCTCATTCGCTTTTTCAGTCCCTTCCATTCGGACTGGAAACGCGCATGGTTATGCGCGCAATTCTCAAGAACCCAGTTCGTGAGAACGTCGGACTCTACCTCGAGGTCCGATGAATACCTCTCCTCGCAAATGAGGAGTGGTAAAACCGCTGCATCAGCGGTTTGGAACCAGGCGCGTACCTGGTTCAGACGTCCGTCATCCAGACGTCTTCGCATCTTCCCACGAAGTGCGGCTGAAGCCTTGAAATACAGGCTCCTCAGCAGTAAAGACTGCTGTTCTCCCGGAGTGAACTCCGAGAGGTACGCTGGGGGTCCTCGGACCCTCAGCGCTCTCTGCTGGAAGGCAGGAGAGATGCGTCTTTCGAAAAAGTCGCACACACTACGGAATTCTCCGTAGTACTCATCCAGTCTCTGGATGAGTGTGCTGCTAGGCAGCACGTTGATGCGGGGCCCAGCCCGGCCAATAGTTGGCAAGGGCGGGCACCAGCGTTGGGTCATTCTTCAATGACCATCTGTTTGTAAAACGAACAGTAAACCTCTTCGGAGGCGAATCGGC